GCCCGAGGAGGAGACTCAACCCGCCGCTGAGGAATCCGAAGGGGAGACTGCGGCTGAGCCGGAACCTGAGCCGGAACCTAAGCCAGAGCCCGCGAAGGCCAAGAAGTGCTCGCACTGTCGCAGCGCCCTCGTCCCGCACGACCCCAATGGGTCCAAGGCGGGCTGCTCGCACTGCAACAGCTGCGGCTGCTGCTTTGGGCCCGATGGCCTCCCCCGTCCGGGGCACCCGGTCTGCGCGCTGGCCCTAACTGAATAGCTGACGCCTCTGTACTCGTTGCCTGTGCAGAGATAGGGGGCGAAGATGACGGCTGCCGTCACTGACGCATATGCCACGGCAGAGCAGTACCGCACTACCACTACGATCGACTCTGCGGCCCTGGACGACGACGTCATCGTCGATCTCACGGCCATCTCCCGCTACATGGAGAAGAGGCTGGGCCGCTTTTTCACGAAGGATGCCGCCGACGTAGCGCGGCAGTTCTACACCTCCCACAGTGGCACCTTGCTCCCCGAGGCCGAGAACCCCTGGAAGCTCTGCCGGGGAGAGCGCTTCCTGCACGTCGACGACATGTCCGCCGCGCCCACGAGCGTGAAGGTCGACGAGAACGCGGACGGAGTCTGCGAAACGACCTGGACCGTTGGCACCGACTGCGTCGTCTGGCCCATGAACGCGCTGAAGGGCCCGGAGCCCAAGCCCTACACCGCCCTGTTCATTCCCGACTGGACAACTCAGGACCTGAACTGGCCGCCGGCGCGTCTGGTCACGATCACCGCGAAGTGGGGCTGGCCGGCGATACCGAAAGCTATAGAGCGCGGCTGTATCCACCTGACGGCGATCCTGCGCCTGGAGACGCCACGGGCCAAGAGTTCCGTCTCTGAGATCGGCGAGGTCCTGGGCACCTCCAAGGATGCAAACGCCATCATCAACGAGCTCATCAGGTACTACGGGAAGATAGCGATATGACGGCTGACCCGCTGACCATCAAGGTCGAGGGCTTGGAAGCACTCACGCGCAAGCTGGGCAACAAGCAGATCATCCTGCGCCCGATCGGGAAGTTGATCTCCGACCTCGCTCTTCTTGTTCAGCGCGAGGCGCGTTCCGGCGCTCCCCATGATACTCGCGCGCTGGGGCGAAGCATCATGCGTGACGTCCAGCCGATGATGGCCCGCGTCTTTACCGGCCTGCAATACGCGCCGGTCATGGAGTACGGCCGGCATCCAGGCGGACGGATGCCCCCTCCGCAGGCACTCGCGGGCTGGGCCCGGCGCCACGGCTTCGGCACATCTGCCGGGATGCTGTTCGTCCTCGCTCGCTCCATCGCCCGGCGCGGTATCAAGGGGCGCTTCTTCATGAAGAAGGCGACGGAGGCTGGCCGCACTGCGCTGCCGCGACTGGTATCGCAGGCGGTAGCAAGCATGGAAAGCGAGTGGCGCAAATGACCTGGGCGACCATCCGCGACGGCTTCAAGGAGCGACTGGCGACTATCGACGGCCTGACGGCGCACGATGTCATGCCTGACTCGCTGCCGGACAAGGACGTGGCGGTCGTGCTTCCGGGCGAGCCTCTGATCGAACCGGCGTCGGCTGACGGCCTCATGTTCGTGAACGTCCGGGTGGTCGTGCGCTGCTTCAGGGGCCGCGGTCAGGATGCACAGGACGCCCTCGACGCTTACCTGTGGCCCAGCGGAGACAAGAGCGTCGTGGCAGCGGTCTACGCCGACGCGACTCTGGACGGGGCCGTAGACGACACGCAGTTCACCTTTGTCGGCGCTTACGGCGCTGTGCAGGACAAACCCGGAGCGTTCCAGGCCGACGTCAATTTCCGCTGCGCGGCGGAATAGGGAGCACCGATGCACCTGATCTGTTGGCTGCTGACTTTCGTGAACTGGATAGGTTCGCGCGGTCCACGGATAGACGGCCACGATTATGTGTCCATAGACGTCGATGACTACGGCCGGGGAACCCTGGAGTGCCAGCGCTGCGGTCACCGTTCGACGGCAACTTAACGGAGGGGAGTCATGCGAGTTGAATCAGAATGAGGTAATGCCGTGAACGAAGTAACCGAAGCCTATCATCGCTGGTACTACGAGAGCGGAGCCTGGCTGACCACCTATCTAGGCGTCCACATCGAGAAGTTCGTGACGGATCTCTGGAATTATCAGGAGATCATCGCCCAGCTCCGGCCCGGCCTGGTCGTTGAGTTCGGGACCAAGAACGGGGGCAGCGCCCTCTACTTCGCCGAACTCATGCGAGCGGTGAACCCTGACGGCCTAGTATTCACCGTTGACATCGAGGATGAGGATCAGGTTGATGATGTCGTGAGGCAGCACCCTCTGATTCGATTCTATCGTTCTGACTCCGCTCTCCCCGCCGTGGCGAAAGAGATCAAAAAGCTACGAGCGCTACACCCCGGGCCAGTGTTCGCCATTCTGGACAGCGACCATTCAATGGCACACGTCCTGGCGGAGATGGAGCTGCTGCGCCCTCTGCTCGTCGCCGGCGACTACCTGGTGGTCGAGGACTCGAACATCAACGGGCACCCCGTCATGTCCAGTTGGGGCCCGGGTCCATGGGAGGCCGTAGCGGAATACTTCCAGCGTCACCCCGATGACTACCGACTAGACAGCGAGATGGAGGTCAGGTTCGGTTTCACCTGTGCGCCGCGCGGCTATCTGGAGAGGATCGCATGAAGATTCTCTCGGTCGGCCCAGCAGCGTACTTCAGCGTCTGGGATGTCTTCAAGGGACAGACCGCGGGGCTGCGTGCCAACGGCGTCAAGGTCTACGAGTTCGACTACGGCAAGAGGCTGCGAGTGTTTATGGAGTTCCTGACATGGGCTGCTCGCCGCAAGAAGACCGTCGAAGGTTCCGCCGAGAAGCTCTATACGATGGCCGGCGAGAGCATCTACGTGACGGCGAAGGCGCTGGAGGTCGACCTAGTGTGGATGAACTCCCCGCTGCATATTCACTCGCTGATCCTCCACCTGCTCAGGCGGGACGGCGTCCGTATCGCCGGATACATGAGCGAAGCCCCTTACGAGGATGAGCGCTGGCTCGTGCGGGCTCCGCTGTTCGATTACTGCTTCATCAATGACCCGGTCAGTCTGGATCACTGGCGTGAGGTGAACCCGCAGACATACTACCTGCCGCACGCCTTCGACCCGGAACGGCATCATCTGAACGGCCATGTCGAGAAGGACTTCGACGTCATGTTCATCGGTACGGGCTTTCCCTCTCGGCGCAAGTTCTTCGAGAAGGTTGACTGGACGGGGATCACTGCGAAGTTCGCGGGATACTGGCCGAAGGTGCCGACAAAGACGAAGCTGCGCCCCTATCTTGAGTTCCGTGTCGTCGACAACGCTGAGGCTGTCGAGCTCTACCAGCGCTCACGTATCGGCCTGCAGCTCCATCGAGTGGACACCTACTACGCCGGCGGCCATCAAATCGACGCAGGCAGTGCCTATTCGCTGGGCCCGCGTTCCTATGAACTCGCAGCCTGTGGCGTGTTCCAGCTCTCCGACAAGCGGCCGGAGCTGACAGAGGTCTTCGGCGACTCCGTCCCGACGTTCAGCACACCGGCGGAACTGGAGGAGAAGGTGCGGTACTACCTGGCGAACCCAGGCGAGCGGGAGGAAATGGCGCAGCGGCAGCGGGAGGCAGTCCAACCCTGCACCTTTGCCAATCGGATGAAAGATGTGCTCGACATCATAGCAACATAGAAGGAGGTCGCAACGTGGCGACAAAATACGCGAGGAACCAAGTCCTGTACGCCGGCTCGGGTGTCCCGGCTCCTATCTCCGAAGGCCGTGGGTTCAAGATCACCCGCGCGACGGACCTGCTGGAGGACACGTCCTGGGGTGACAGTAGCAAGAGCTACGTGGTCGGCCTGGCCGACTTCAAGGGTGCGCTGACGAAGTGGTACGACACGGCAGCCTTCGTCCTGGAGGCGGCGTGTCTGGCCGGCACCGTGATGAAGTTCTACTGGTATCCCGACCGGGCGACCGCGACGGACTACTGGTACTGGACCGGCTACCTGACCTCGATGACTCAGGGCGGCGACATCGGCGCCATGATCGAGGAGAGCTACGACATCGTCGCCGACAACGTCACGGCACCGACACACGTTCACGCATAGGGGTGAAGAAAGGGATGTCCCATGCTTCTGTCAGAGAAGCGGACTGAGCGCATCGATCTCGGCGATGGCGACTGGGCAGAGGTACTCCTCTCGCTCGATACGAGGCAGGCGGCGCTGATCTCTGACCTCTACGCGGCCGGTCAACCAGCGCAACAGGTGCTCGGCCTTCTGGAGTTGATCGTCGACTCCTGGAGCTCCGACCTGCCCGTGAAGGAGAACGTCGGGAGACTGGCGCCGGAGGCCACCGCCAAGATCATGAAGGTCTTCAATGAACGGGTGCGAGGGCTGGACCCAAAAGTCTCCTCCTCGCCGTCGACAGATTCCTCGACCAAGAGGGCC